TGCAGCGTTTCCATATGGAGACAATGACGATTTAGTAGATTCAATGACTCAAGCCGTGATGCGATTTAGACAGGGAGGTTTTATTATGCATCCAGAAGACGAAAAAGATCAAAAGCAAGTCAAAAAAAATTATAACTATTACTAATGGGATATCTACAAGTATTAAATTTAATGGTTAAAGCATACAGGGCAGCTAGAGGAGTTATGCCTAAAGGTCTTGATATGTTAAAGCTAAAGATGAAAGCAAGACAGAAAGTTATCGATTCTAAAAAAGTTGTACAAGCAGCAGATAGATTTGATAAAGGCAACTGGTTTAGATTAAATAAAACTCCAGCTAAATCTGGATTTGGTAAACCCAAACCAGAAGGTATTCAGCAACTTATTAAAAAAGGTGATGTTAAAATTGGACAAGCTCCTAAGACTACAAAAGTAAAATCACCTGTAGATCCGAAACTTATACAACAAGAGTCTACAAGAGAATTATACAAAAGATTAATGAGATCAAACAAAGAAGCTATTAAAAATTTTAAAAACAGAAACAAACCTAGAGATGACAAAGCTATAGGAGGATATGTAACAAGAAATGTAACTCCACAACCACGTGATCCTAAATTACAAAACTTAATTAATGTGTATGAATCAAATCCAACTTTACAATCTAAAATGACCGTTGATGAATATCTTATGCAAACCTATAGACCTAACCCATCAGAACCACAAACTTACGCAGAGATGACAGAACAACCAGCAGCAGGAATACCAGCTGTAAAACCAATTTTACCTATCATACCACAAGGAGGTGGAGAGGGTGATGGAGGAGGAATAACAAATACAACCGGCTATGGTTATCGTGGGCCTAGTATGACCATAGAAGATATTGAAGAAGGAACTATTACTCCAGAAGAAGAAAGATTTGCACAAGGACAAGCTCTTAAAGGTCTTGCTCAAAAAACTTTATTAGGTAATTTATTTTTTAAAGCCAAAGATGCTGTATCTAATAAAGCTAGAGACATAGCGAATAAAGTAAGAGCAGAAGAAAGAGCCAAAGAGATGGCTAAAGCTGAAGCTTTAAGATCTTTACAAGAATCGATAGCAAGAAATCAAGCCAGAGCTAGCCAACAAGATTGGTCAGGATCTTCAAGTGATTATAGTGGTGGTATGGATAAATCAACAGGAAACTATGATGATCCTTATGATCCCGGACAAACAGAATAATGTCAGAATTTATATCTATATTGGAAAGACTAAGAGCGAAGGATCCTAAAAGATTAAAATCATTAAATGCTGCTGCAAAAGAATTTGGGTATAAAAATTTTAATTCTCTTCCTAAAGTTAAAAGAACACCAGGAGTTTTTGATATTAGACAAAAAGTTGTTCAACGAGCAACAGCGAGACAAGCCGGTGTTCTTCCAATCTCAGAAGCAAACATAGGAAAACAGTTTGATCCAAGTTTGTATACAAATAAGATGGGCTATAGTATTTCCGAATTAGATAAGGCAACAAAGTATTATACAAAAGGTAAAATAAATAAATTTAAAGAATTAGTTGGACCTGAATCTAAAATAATAAGAAAAACTATTTCTGAAAATTTAAAAAGAAATAAAGGAAAGTTTAGAGATCCAGCTATTTCTGTTAAAGATCAATATACAAAACAATATGACGATATAAAAAAATTTGTAGATGATTTTAAAGCAAAAAATAAAAGACTTCCTAGTGGAAGAGAAATTGCTAGAGGTACCGGTTATGCTGAACAAGGAGCTATTGAAGCAGCTAAAAAGAAAGGTATCATTGAAACTTATAAAGGAATTCCACCAGAAGCAGCGAAAGCTGGAGCAGCGAAAAGAGCAGAAATACAAAAGGCAAAAGCAGAAGCAAAAAATAAAACTCCCATTGTAAGAAAATCAGGACCGGGAGGAAAAGTTGAAAAAATTGTTTATCCTAAAAAAACAATAGATGGTAAAAGCTATAAAGAAGCATACCTTAAAGATCTTAAATTAAGAAGAAAATTTGGAAGAGGTAATCTTAAAGCAAAAAAAGCTGCTGGTGTTTTATCCGATGCTCAAATGGTAAAAAAATATGGATTTAGTTCACCAACAAATTTTGCATCCAATGCAGTTGAGGTTAGTAAATTTGAAAAATTACCACAAGTATCAGTAAAGTCTTCAGAACAATTTTTACAAGCACAAAGAGAAGCAACTAAACTTTTACAAGATATCCAAGGAAGAAGAAAGTTGCCTCCAGGTTTACACGGAACTCAAGCAAGTAAAACTGCTCTTCAACATGCATTACAGAAAGATCCTAAACTGCCCATTACAGCAGACAATTTAGTTTTTGTGCCAGCAGAAGCAAACGTAAAAGAATTAAAACGTATTGAAGGACTTCGAGATAAAATTGTAAAACAAAGAGATTTATTATTAAAAAATAAGCCAAGTGGATATGTTAAAAAAGTAAACGCATTAAATACAAAAGGTATTGATTTGGCTGCAAAGTCAGACGGGTTAGTTCAATTTCAATCCATCGATGCAAAAGGTAAAAAATTTACTTATAAAGTAGGTAGTGAAAAATATAGTTTAGATCCTATTGGTTTAAATGAAAATAAATTATTAAAAGATTATACGCCAAAAGATTATGATCTTTTAAGATTAAATGTAGACGAGGCTAGAAGAAGAGGATCAAAAATAAAAACAAAAAAAATTATTAAAAGATTTTCAACAGATCTTCCAACTGATATTCGAAAAGTAAAAAATTTTGCAAAGTCAAAAGGTTTTCGACTTAATAGTTTTGCTGGAGTTATAGATCTTTCTCAAGCTGGATTAAAAATTCCTCCTTCTATTTTAAGATCTATGGATAATATTTTAAGTGCGGGTGGTAAAGTGGCGAGAGGTGCTGGTAAAGCTGCAATGATTATAGATCCGATATTTGCAGCAATGGATTTTTCTAAAGCTATGGGTGAAGGATTATCAGGCGGACAAGCTGCAACTTATACAGTTGGAAAATTTGGACAAGATATACTTAACTTACCTAGAACCATAGAGGATATAGCTTATCTTGCAACAGAAGAAGGTACACTTAAAAATTTTGGTCAAAAAAAAGATAGATTATTGGGAGATGCTTTTAGAGCTGAATTTGCTGACAGATATTTACAAGAAAAAATAGAGTCTACACCTGAAGCTACCAAAGATTATAGAAAAGCTGAAATAGATTACGCTAAAACTTTACCAATAATTGATGATATGGAAATACCCATGTCTCAATCAGAGGCTCAAGAACGAGAAAGAGCATTTTATCTTCAAAGAGGGGTAGAACCTCCTGAAGAGGAAACTGACTTTACATATGATGGAATTATGAGTATAGTCTCACCAAAAGGTGTAATATAATTAACAGGAAAGAGATATGGTCGATAGCATAGATAAATCATTACCCAATACAGTCGAAGAAGTTAAAGACGAACAATTCAAAGAACAAGAAGTACCTGTTCCAGGTGGTGAAGAAGTTATTACAACTGACACAAGTGAAGTTGTAATGGATGAAGAAGGTGGAGCGGAAGTTTCGTTTGATCCAACAACGGTCCCCGGTCGATCTTCAGACGGCCACTTTGCGAATTTAGCTGAGGGTATGCCAGACGGTGAGTTGCAATCTTTAGGCTCAAAACTTTACGATCAATACACCGAATACAAAGAGTCAAGAGGAGATTGGGAACAGTCTTACAGAGAAGGTTTAGAATTATTAGGTTTCAAATACGAGAGAAGAACAGAACCGTTTAAAGGTGCATCAGGTGTTAATCACCCTGTACTAGCAGAAGCGGTAACACAATTTCAAGCAACAGCTTACAAAGAATTATTACCAAGTGATGGTCCGGTTAGAACACAAATTTTAGGTGATGTAACAATCGCTAAAGAAGAACAATCAAAACGTGTTAGAGATTTTATGAACTATCAACTTATGGATCAGATGACAGAATATGAACCTGAATTTGATCAAATGTTATTTTATCTTCCCCTGTCCGGCTCTACTTTCAAGAAAGTCTATTATGACGAGCTTTTAGGTAGAGCCGTTTCTAAATTCGTACCGGCAGAAGATTTAATTGTACCTTATTCAGCAACTTCATTAGAAGACACTGAAGCAGTTGTACATGTAATCAAAATGTCAGGTAACGAGTTAAGAAAACAACAAGTCGCTGGTTTTTACAGAGATGTAAAATTAGGTGAACCCCCAATTACAGAAAACCAATTAGACGAAAAAAAATTACAACTTGAAGGTATTTCTAAAGATGGTCAAGAAGATCAGTACACTCTTTATGAAATGCATACTAATCTAGATCTTCCTGGTTATGAAGATGTAGATGAAAATGGTGAACCTACGGGAATTAAATTACCTTACGTCATTACCTTTGCAGAAGTTAACCAAACAATATTATCGATCAGAAGAAACTTTAACGTTGAAGATCCAGCAAAAAACAAAATTAATTACTTTGTACAATATAAATTTTTACCAGGTACAGGTTTTTATGGTTTTGGTTTAATCCACATGATTGGTGGTTTAACTAGAACAGCTACGGCAGCATTAAGACAATTACTTGATGCGGGTACATTAGCAAACTTACCAGCAGGATTTAAAACAAGAGGATTAAGAATTAGAGATGATGCACAACCTTTACAACCAGGAGAGTTTAGAGATGTAGATGCACCTGGCGGAAACATCAAAGATCAGTTTATGCAATTACCATTTAAAGGACCAGATCAAACTTTACTTCAATTAATGGGAGTAGTTGTTCAAGCTGGACAAAGATTTGCGTCAATCGCTGACTCACAAGTTGGAGATATGAACCAACAAGCTGCAGTCGGAACTACAGTTGCTCTTTTAGAACGTGGCTCTAGAGTTATGTCAGCTATTCACAAAAGATTATATGTAGGACTAAAACAAGAATTTAAACTATTAACCAATGTCTTTAAAACTTACTTACCACCAGAATATCCATACGATGTAGTTGGTGCTTCAAGAAAAATAAAAGTTCAAGATTTTGATGACAAAGTAGATATTTTACCTGTAGCAGATCCTAATATATTTTCTCAAACACAAAGAATTAGTTTAGCTCAATCACAATTACAATTAGCTCAAACCAATCCACAAATGCACGATCTTTATCAAGCCTATAGATCTATGTATGATGCATTAGGTGTAAAAAATGTTAACGCAATTTTACCACCCCCTGCAACTCCTACACCTTTAGATCCATCATTAGAAGAAATCGCTGCAATGGGGATGAAACCTTTTCAAGCTTTCCCTGGTCAAGACCACAAAGCACACATTGAGTCTCACTTAAACTTTATGAAATCAAACATGGTGCAAAATTCGCCATCCGTTATGGCTGCATTACAGAAAAATATTTTGGAAAGAATTAGTTTGATGGCACAAGAACAAATTCAATTAGAGTTTTCTTCTGAATTAATGCAAGCACAACAGATGCAAATGATGTTAAAACAAAATCCACAGAATCCACAGTTGATTGCAGAAGCACAAGCGCTAACAACTAAGATCAATGCAAGAAAAGCACAGTTGATTGCAGAGATGACTAAAGATTATATGGATGAAGAGCAAAAAATTATGGGTGAATACAGTGGTGATCCATTAATTAAGTTAAAAGCTAGAGAAGTTGACTTAAAAGCAATGGAAAATGAGAGAAAAGGTGAAGAAGCACAAGAGAGAATTGATCTCGACACTGCAAAAGCTCTTATGAACCAAGAAAATCAAGAAGATAAGCTTGATCAAAACGAAAAGTTAGCAAAATTACGTGCAAGTGTGTCATTAGCTAAACAAGGTATGGCTGATAAAAGTAAAATTCACGATTTTGGTAGAAACTTCAAAAAAAACTAGGTATAATAAACAATAAGGAGACAAAATATGACTAAAGATTATTTAAGAGGTCAAGGCTACTGTAAAGCACCTAAAATTACAAAAGAATTAGGTGTTGGTAAAGATGGATACCAAACAGGTGGCGTTAATATCTCTAAAGAGGTTCCAAACATAAGAGAATCTCAAACGGTTACTGTCAGAGGCACAAAAAGAATGCGTGCTGACAAGAAACCAGTTAAAGCTACTTGGTATTAATATGGCCTGGTTCAGTTTAGCAAAAATTGCTATGCAAGCTGGCGCAAAAATTTATTCCAATCGCCAGAAAACTAAAATGGCTATGTCTGATGCACAATTAATGCATGCAGAAAAAATGGCCCGAGGTGAGGAATCTTACCAAGGCAAACTTTTAGAAGCCCGTCAAAACGACTA